ATCTAAGGAAGAGTTTAAAACTCAGTTTGAGCAAATGACTCAACGAATTTCAAAACTAGAAGCTACACCTTCAGTTACTTTAGCTGAAAAAGAAACAAATGTTTCGGTAAGCAAGCCTTCAGGTTCTGACGCTTGGAATGAGTTAGGTAAAAGTTTATTCAAGTAAAATATAAATAAAAATTAAAAAAGAAAAAAATGGCTTATTCACAAACAAGTCTACCTGAGGTAGATGCTTATGACGTTAATAAATACATCATATCCCCTTTATTTTTGGGTGGAGATTGGATGGCGTATATGGACGTTATTCCTGATATTAAAGGAAAAACCGTTATTGATAATTTCGGTAAATTAAATGGTAATACTACAACCTTTAATGCAGGCGCTGCATTTGCAGGAGCTTCTGCGACTATTGGTTCAGGGATTACAATCGACCCTACAAGAATGGAAATTGAGCTTCAGTTTCANGCAAACTTGTTATTCGGTAAGATTAAAGGTAATTTAATGCGTTCAAATGTTGATTATGATAATATTGACGGAACTATTGTTAAACAAGCTTTATTAGAGCTTCTTGGTAAAGGTGCTGCTTATGATTTTAATCAGCAAATGTTTATGAGTGGCGCTCACTTAACAGATTCTAATGGATTTGTTAATAATTATGACGGTATTTTCGTTGCTTCTTTTGACGCTAAAAATGCTGCTCAAAAAGCTGCCACAGTTCTTGATTCAACTGATGTTGCAGGCTTAACTAATGATGCTGCTTTAGTTGCAGGTAAAGGTATTGAAATTTTAAAGGCTATGTACGCTGCTGCTCCTGCTGAGTTATTAGATGCAGAAGGTCGAGTATTTATGGTTACAGGCAGTATTGCTGATGATTATCAAGCAACTTTAGAAGCTGACGGATACGCTGCTGCGGGTTACGGAGCTGTTACTGACGGTGCTAAGATGAGTTTTAGAGGTATTCCTCTTGAGGTTCGTAGAGATTGGGATTCGCATATTGCGGCTTCAGGTCATGCTAAACTTCCTTTTGCGGGTCACGCTAATGAGAATTACGCTGCAATGCTTACTTGTCGTAACGCTTTTGTTGTAGGTACTGACTTTGATTCAACTCAAGTTGAGCAATGGTATTCTTTAGATAACAAAGCTTACAGATTTAGAATATCTTACATGACGGGTGTTGCTTTGACAAATCCTGATTTATGTGTTACATTTACTCCTGACCAAATCGCTTCAGCGTAGTATATTATATAAATTAATAAGAGGGGTGGGGTTCTTCCCTTCCCCTTTTTTTTATAACTTTAAAATAAAAATAAAATGGCATTAACAGCAATATCAGTAGGAGCTGCAGACCACTTTGGAAAAGGTGGGGTAAAATCTATCGAGGTGGCTTCTTACGCAGAGGGCAGTCAAAATATAACCTACACAGCGGCAACGAATGTAGCTGCAGGGTCTATAGGTACAGGTCGAGTTATTGAGTTTGAAAAAGAAAGTGCAAATATGACTATATCTTCTTCTAGCGAATTGGTTGGTTTATCTGTAAATACAATCACAATAGAAGGATATATTCCTAAAATCACAAATGACAAATTAGAATCACTACAATCTTTACTTGACGCTCCTTTAGTGGGTAAAGTAACTACTTGGGATGGTGTTGTTTATTTAGTTGGTTGGGAAGAATCTACAGCTACTTCAGCTTCATCTACTGAATTTCCTATGGTTATGTCAGGATTAGAAGTTGCTACAGGTTCAAGTCTGTCAGACCAAAATGGTTGTACTCTTACGTTTACTTGCAAGCAAGTTCACTTACCTGCTACATTTTAATAATTAATACTTAAAAAAAAATAAAATGGCATTAACAGATTTAAGTATCGCCTTTCAAGGTGGTAAAGATAAGGTAGGAGGAATCGTAAAAGTAAACTTGTGGGAGCAATTATCTACAGGACACGCAGCTACTGACTCAGCAAATGGAACGGTAGGAACAGGTGTTATTACTTCTTTTGCTGCACCTACTACCGCAGCAAATGTTGGGGTTTATAAATTTGCTCAAGGAACAGGTAAAATGGATGTTTCTCTTTCTCAGGAAAAAGGATTAGCTTTAGCTACTATTTCTATCGAGGGTTATATTCCACAAATAAGTAAATTTGAATTTAACGCACTACAAGAGCTTGTAGGTAAATGCTTAATGGGTCAAGTAGAAATGGCTACTAAAGCAGGCGGTATAACTAACAACTTTTTAGTTGGTTGGGATAATATACTAGGAACACAAGAAGGTTCAGGGGATTATCTTCACTCTAAATTTGGATTATTCTTAGAATCCGTAGAAGCTTCTTCAGGGGCTGTTATGGAAGACGGGGCAGGGGCTACAGTAAAGCTTACTGCTGTTCAAGGAGAATTACCGTACACTACGGAAGCATAATAGTATTTATAAGATTAAAGGGCGAAACTACGGGAGTATCCCTTTAATTTCTTATATTTGTTTAATCATTATACACAAGTTTTGGCTGAAAGAAAAAGAGATTCTAAAGGTAGATTTATTCCTAGTGCTTCAGATACTATAAGAAAAAAGGCTAGTGGTAAGGTTAAGTTTGATATAGTAAACTTAGCTCCTATGCCTAATATATTAGAGCGACAACACGACATAACTTCTAAGGAGTATTACCGATTTGGAGATGATAATTTATTTCCTCAATACCTAGCTGAGTTAAAAAGAAAATCTAGTACCCACAGAGCTATCCTTTCTCAGAAAGCTACTTATACAGCGGGTAGTAAAATAACTACCGTAAACGCAAAATTAGAGAGCTACATAAAGGAAATTAATCCTACAGGGCAATCTCTAAGAAACCTTTTTAGGTTAGTTGTAGATGATTTCTACACATTCGGAAACTCCTACATTGAATTTGTTGAATACGAAGGTGGGTGCAATATGTATCACGTTGATGCAACTATGGTTCGTGTAGGTAAAAATATGGATTCAGTTTACGTTAATCCTGATTGGAATTACTACGACATAAAAGATAAAGAAGTTCGTAAGCTGCCTATGTTTCCAAGCTTTAAGAATGGTCGTTCTGTTCTTATGTTTAAGGATTACGAAAGCGGATTCCAAAGATACGGTATTCCTGATTACATAGCTGCCGCAGAAAGTGGTTCTATAGAAATAGATTATCTTATACAAAAATACAATCGTTCTAAATTCGAGAATGGATTTATGCCTTCAGCTATCGTTGAGATAGACGGTTCTATGAGTGACGACGAAGCGGAAGAGTTAATCTCTTTGGCTCAAGATAAGCTTACAGGAGAAGGAAACAATGGAAAGATACTATTCCTAGTTAAAGACGGGGGCGGTTCAGGTGGTGGAGCTAATGTTCAAATACTTAAAGACGATAAAGACGGAAGCTTTATGGAGTATCAAGAACTTACCCGCAACAATATAGTTACAGCTCATAGATGGCAACCTGCTCTTTCAGGTATTGTTTCTAGCGGTAAGATGAATAACACAGGTAGTGAGATTAGAATATCTTACGACTTAGTTATGAGAACAGTTATTCAAGATACTATAGAGCAAGTATTTAAACCTATGCGGGATGCTTTAGGTAAAGTTTTAAAGTTAGATGCTTCGTCATTAGAGGTTCAATTTGAATCCCCTATTGGTTTTGCTGCGGACATTGATATTACTAAGATAGCTGACGTTAATGAACTTCGTGCATTGATAGGATTAGAGGAACGCCCAGACTTGGAAGATATTTATTTAGAAAAACTAACTAATAAGGAATAATATGGCTGCTGTAAATTATAGACAATACAATAATCTAATAACAGCGGAAGAGGTTGTTAATAAGGCTATGGCTAATGATAACTTAGACCACTCATTAATAGAGTCAGACGTTATTCTTATAGCTGAGATTACTCACTTAAAACAAAGGTTAGGAGATTATTTTTGGGGAAAGCTAAGACAAGGTAATACTAGTAATTCAGGGTATGCTTTATCGTCTAACGAATCTATACTTTTAACTCATTACATAAAACCTGCTTTAGCTTTTTTTGTTAAATACGAAGTTTTAAATGATATTCAATTTAACACAACTTCATCAGGTGTTGTTACTAATGATGATGATTGGAGCGACCCTGTAGATAATAGTGAATTATCAACATTAAAGTCTGACACCTTTAGAAAGGCTGAGATTTTAGTAAAAGATATGATTGATTGGTTAGATGATTCTGACAATAACGGAGAGTTTCCTAATTACGACCACTCCGACAATGATAAGTACAGGAATGGAGATAACGTGACTAGACTTGGTGGCATCCTAGCTTACGGAAGTAAAATTAATAGATACCGCTCTATAAATAAGAAAGATGAACGATACTATAACTAAAATAAAAGACTCCATAGAAATTACCGCAGTAAATGGAGGCGCAGTAATGCTTTCTACAATAGCTGAGGTTGAGCAAGGATTAAGAATACTATCTCTTGCTTTAGCTGTTGCTTACACTTCGGTTAGAATATATCAATTAATAACTAAAGGGAAAAAATAATATGCCTAATACTCCTGACTATACATCGCAAGCTGCTAGCTACGCTTTAAAACTTTTAGGGCAATCAAGAAGTAATGACTCTGCTGCTTTAACAGGTAATCAGCAATTTGATAGAGATAATCTTCTTCACTTCATAGAAGAAAACTTTAAGACAAACGTTAAGGGTGGTGTGAAATTAGAAAACATTAGAGCTTTCTTACACACGCTAGTTAAGTCTTGTTTTATTATAGCTGATGACTCTCCAACTCAAGTAATAGCACAAAGGTCAG